GGCCCTTCACTACGCGCCCGAGTTGGTCGTGCAGGAATGCCTTGGTTGCTCTTACGTGCATGCAGCCTCCAAAGCGGGCCGGATCACCCGGCCCGCCCTCGGTTACGCGGCGGTTATGGCGCCGTACATGATGCCGGCCGGACGATCAACGCCCAGGCCGAGGCGCTCTTCGGCGCGGATGGTCACCAAGTTCTTGGTGAAGTCATCGTTGACGAAGCCCATCTCGACCACGGCACCCTGACGCTGATAGATGATGGCGGAGCTGCGCAGTGCGCCGATCAGGAACTGGCCGGCCGGCATGAAGGGCGACATCACCACGTTTACGCCGAATGGCTGGCCGCCCGCTGCAGTACCGGGGGCGCCATACAGGTAAGTACCTACGGTCGCCTTAGCCATTTCCATGGCCGCCCAATCGGCCGGGTTGACTACCACGGTGTCAACCACTTCGCCGACACTCCAGCGGTTGTACTTGGCCTTGTTGATGGACTCGACCAGGTTAGCGCCGCTGGTTGGGGTGAAGGCGACGAAGCTGCCGGCGTTAGTCAAGCCGGACAGCAGCGGAGTGATGCCAGTGCCCAGCAGCAGCTGACGATCAACGCGCTGCGCCAGGCCGTCACGCAGGCGCACGTCGATGTAGGCGGCAATAGCAGGCGCGTCGGACAGCAACTGCTTGGACACCTTGATGAAGTGCCCCACGTTTTCGATGGTGACGTTGTACGGCTCGAAGGTGATCGCCGATTCTGCCAGCGCTGCGGCCTCTGCCAGCTCTGCGGTGCTGTTAGTCCAGACCAGCTCACGCAGAGACCCGACAGACGTGCCGGCAACTGCGATGGTCGGGATCAGCTGGCGCAGCGTCAGCGGGGCGAAACTGCCGGGGATCACGCCCTGGCGCTGCGTTTCAAACGGCATATTGGCGCCGGTTACGACGGTGTTCTTGACTTCGATGCGGGCGCGCTCGATGCGGCCCTCACCTAGGGCCTTGAACGCCTCGGAGCCGACGAACTCTTGGCCGGCAGATTCAGTCTTGCCGTCAGGGCTGGCCGGCGTCTGCTTTTGGGCGAGCTCGATCATCTGCTCTTTCAGCGACTTGTACTGCTCGGACAGGTCGTCGATTTTGCCGGTCAGCGCGGTGCTGGCCTTGCCGGTCTCCTTGAACTCGGTAGTGTGCGCGTCGAGCGCGGCTTTCAGTTGGTCTTGCACGGACTTGACTTGCGCCAAGCCGGTTTCAACGATGCTTTTCAGGGCGTCGGGCATGAGGTAGTTCCTTGAATGCAAGGCAATAAAAAACCCGCTCAGTGGCGGGTCTTGGTGGCCGGTAGGCTGTTACTGTTGCGGGGTCGTGAATTGCTGGAATAGCCCCGCAATCTCTGCGGTTCGGCGTTCTGCGTCGTGATCGCCACGACACAAGGACTTGACGCGCGCCACCAGCGCGGTCGCATCAGCCCGACTGAACCCGGCAGCATCGCGCAGCAGGGACTCGATTTCTTTTAAAGACTTGGCGTCATCAATCGGCGCTTTGAACGACTCAAGGTCGTCCAGAAAGGCCAGCGACTTGCTTTCGGGGAACACCCGATACAGATCCTTGGCGGCCTTCAGCGTGTTGCCGATGAGCATGCGCGGCTCGGCCGGGGTAAACGTGAGCGTGTCCCGCACTAACGGCCAGTCGACAATCTCGCCCGAAGGCAGGCGCGTGCTTTGACCTTTGATTGACTCGCTGGAATTGCCAACCATGCCGGCATCGATCAGGGTTTCCAAGCGAGCCATGTAGCGGGCCTGCCGATTCAGTACGCGCTCAACAAACACGCCGGTCTCGTCTACTTTTGCGGTCTTCCAGTCGACATAGCCGAGCACCTCATGCGCGCCCATGCCCACTTTGTCAGGGTCTTGGCCGTGCTCGAAGTCCACATGCAGCATGCCGGACTTGGTGTAGGCGCTTTCGATCCCGGTCGCGGCGGTGAAGAACTCGCCGGTCAGGTCGCGGCCGCCGAATAAAATAATGTAGTTGCCGACCCGTAGCTCGGTGTCGGTCTTGCCGATCGCTTTCAGCTCGTTACGCATTTGGTACTTTCTCCAGTGGCGGCGCGGCGATCTTCTGGCCGGCCTGATCAAGCGGCACCATGGCGCCCTGCACCAGCAGCTTGTCGCTGCCAGGTATAAACGGCCGGCCTTCATCCGCTCTCGCTTCGGCGGGAGTCATCTGGCTTGAGTTGATCGCCTCGCGGTTGGCCTGCATGCGCGTGAGCAAGTCGGCGCGCAGCAGCGCCACGTCAAAATCAAATTCGCATTCATAGAGCGCCGAATCGCTCAAGCTCATTAGCCAGCGCGGCACCGAGGCTTCAAATTTTTCGAGGTAGGGCCGCATGTTCAGCTTGTAAAACGCCGACAGGATCTCCGACACGTTCGATCCCAGCGACGATTGACCAAATGTCTGATTAAGCAGGATGCTCGGCACGCCGAAAAAGCGCCCCACGTCCTCGATCTGGAACCGCCGCGAGTCGAGCAGCTGAATGTCCTGTGGCGTCATGCTGATCTGCTGGTACTGCATGCCCGCTTCCAGCACGAACAGCCGGTCATCGTTGCCTGCCTCAAGCCCGGCGAACGAGGTACGCACCTGGGCGCGCTGCGGCTCGGTCAAGGTCTTGTCGATGGTGAGTACGCCGGCTGGCTTGGCGCCGTTGCTGTAGATTTTGCTGACCCGGTTATCGGCGGCGATGGCAATGCCGATGCTGTTGCGCGCATAGCTCAGCGGCGACAAGCCAACAATTCCATTGCCGAACAACTTGACGTGCCACATCGATGCCGAGCTGTAGACCCGCACATCCGCGCCGGTCGTATAGGTGTGAATCACGGTCCCGTCAGTGAGCAGCGAGGTCTCTACCTGACTGGACGAGACAGGCAGCAGGCCGACGACCTCACCACCCAAGCGCTGAATGATCGCGTAGGCGTTGCCGCTGATGGCCAGGTTAAGCGCCATCGACTCCCAGAACTCGACGTCAGTCTGGTATTGGTTGGGCCGGCGCGTGAGGACGCGGTGCAGCGGGTGATCAGTGGCAATCTCGCGACCATTCGGCCCGACCTTGTAAATATTGAACGGCATCGAACCGATGGTCTCGGAGATCAGCCTGACCGCCGCCCACACCGAGCTGATCTGCATAGCGCTGTCGAAGCTGACCTCAGCGGCAGGCGTCGCGCCGTAACCGGAAGGCTGGCCGCTCTGCAGACCGGGCGCGCGGGGTGGCGCCCCAGGCGAACCGAAGAGGCCGCGCAGGCTGTAGAAAAGTCCCATTTAAAGCACCAGTGGGTTAGATAAAAAAGAGTCGAGATCGATGCTGTCGACTTGCTCGGCACTGGCGGCAGCGACCGCCATGGCCAAGGCAACCATGCCGTCGATGCGGCCGGTGGTTTTGGACTTGGTGAACTTGCGCCCGCCAGCTGGATCATTCACTGCGACTGCGTTCGCGGCGCACATGGTCAGCACCGGGTTCATGCCGTGGCGCAGCTTGCTGCCGAGCAGCCGTGTTTCCAGTTCGCGCAGCGCCGGCGACATGCTGACAAAGCCCTGCCCGAACTCTTTGAAACGCTCCAGCTCCTCGGGACTGAACCCGGCGCGCTCCAGCCATGGCTTGAGAAAGCGCATGTTGTAGCGGTCGAAGTTGAGCAAGCGCACGTCGTAGCGGTCGAACAGGCCGCGCAGGTGATGAGCGACAAACTCGTATTCGATGGCCCTGCCGGGGCAGGTATCCAGGAAGCCGTCGCGTGCCCACTGGTCATACGGAACGCGGTCGTTACGCGACTTCTCGGCCAGCCCTTCTTCGGGCAGCCAGAATGTCGAGTCAACGTCGCCGTCTTCGCTGACCATGACCAGGGCCGTCAAGTCGCTGACGGCTGACAGGTCGAGGCCGCCATAAAGCGCCTTGCCTTCCAGCGCATCCGGCGCCGCACCGTTGTCTTGCCAGATCGATCGGCTGATAAACGGGCTGCGGGCCTCAACGCGCTGGTTGAGGATCAGGTTGCGGTAAGCCGGCTCACGGCTCGGCAGGCGCTTGGCGTCTGATGCCTGGCGCCTGACCTCTTCCTTGTTCATGAAGTCGTTGAAATGCGGGTTGGCCGCCTTGATGGCTTTCTCACTGAACGGATCAAGATCGAGTGGCGCTGTGCACAGCTCGACTTTGTTGCGCGGATCAGCACCGGTCAGGGCATCGTCGATCAGCAGGCTGAGCAGGTCGGCATCAGTCGGCGCTTGCGTGCTGATAATGATCGACAGGGGGCTCTCTTGCGCGGCACTGGCAGTCTCCAGTGCCTCATATAGCTGCGAGCGCGGGCCAACTACCTGGCCCAACTCGTCATGAATCACCAGCGCCGGCGACAGACCGAACTTGGTCGCAGCGTCCGCGCTCAGCGCCTTGAAGAATGTGCCGAGCTCGCCGCACAGCAGCTCCTTGGCGGTGTCCCTGATCGTGATGTACTGCGACAGGTCAGGGCTCATGCGCACGACCTTGGCTGCCAGCTCGAACAGGATGGCCGCCTGATCGCGGGACTGCGCGGCGCTGTACAGTTGCGAGTTAGGCCGCGCCTCTGGGCCCGCTAGGTGCAGCAGCACGATGAACGCAGAGAGCGCCGTTTTGGCGTTCTTGCGCGCCATGCTCAGGATGAATACCCGGGTCGGGCTGTCGTAGATGCGCTTGATCCATCGGCGCTGATGCCGAGTTAGTTTGACCTTTTGGCCGACC